TAGATATAATTCCCTCTACGGGCGTTCTCTGCCGATAAGGAGAGGTAAAATGACGAAGAGTTCAGTTTGGTCACATAATATGATTGACCCGTGTTCAAACCGACTACAGGGGATCCTGAAGTTACAGGATTGTATACTACAACATCACCATGATGTAAATTATGTTCAGGTATCTGTACATCTTGAGTTCTGGTAGATATACCCGAAGTATTGAAGGATCTTATACGTTTCTGAGGGTCAATATTCCAATGAGGTAAACTATTTGTTGCTATAACAACAGTATCGTCAAGTTTATAAGTATTTTGAACGTTTGCTACAGATCCATACTTAGTTTTGATTTTTTGACGAATAAAATACTTTTTACCTGCAATAAGTGTTGGTGAAATAACAAAAACTGTAGTATCATTCAATACACCAGTAATTGAACCGTCAAAAGCAACACCATCTTCATCTACAACATATATCTCGTCAGATGCAATATAATTATGCTTTTCGGTAAGAATTAATTCAAAACTATTCGCTGAAAGTTGTTTCCAATCATTAACTACGTGTTTGGTAGATATATTTTCTAACCATTCGGTATATCTAACTCCAATCTCTTCTGTACCGATAGATTTTATCTTATATTCACTACCTTTCTGCTGAGAAATAGCATCTCCCTCAAAACCAGTAATAGAATTCAATATTCTTAGTTTTACGGTTTTTCTTAGATCACCATCCCCATAAGATATTACATCTACACTAGAATCGACTACTGAACCAATAGGAGCAGAAGTATAACCTACGACATTTATAAATTCTGTCAGAGATTTGTCTGTGTATGTAAATTTACTACGACCAATTACAAAATCTCCAGATTTAGCAAATCCTACTGTAGAATCTACAGTTACAGTAGTAGCAGCAAGTGATACAGGTTGAGTTGTATAAGATCTATTAGTTACTTTGAATGTTCCATCAATAGTATCAGTAGACAGACGAATTTTATAATATGTGTTATTATTGAGAATTATTTTTTCTACCTGATACACAGATGCACTCGCATCACCTTGTGTAATAGGTTGTGATACAATATCTTCAGGTCTACCTGATATTTTTTCACATACTAAAACGTCATTTACAATATATTCTGCGTCAGATGGTTTGAACAGGTATTCCTGTGGTCTAAACATCACAACATTTTCATCATATAAAGTTCTGAACAATATTCTGAATGCTTCTTCAGTACCTTTTGAAGAATAGAAATCCTTGACCTGTCTAAGGAAATTTGATGTGTTTAGATTTCCAGTAAATGACCTATCTTCAAAACCAGGACTTATCTGATTCTTAAGTTTCTTGAAAAAGGACTGTAGGAAAGTATTACTTAGATTTTTTACTTGAGTATCTACAGCATGAGTAGCAATGCCTGTATTTGTAAAGGTAAGATGCTCTGGAGCATTAGTTTTTTGATTATTTTCAATTCCACTAAAACCACGAACACATCCGTTGAATGATGTAGTTCCAATACCCGTATATGTTATTATTTCATCATCAATCTTGAGTAAACCCCATTTCTGCGGCCAACCTTTGGTAGAATCAACGTATATTGTTTTATCACGACCATAAACAAAACTTGCAGTAGAAGTAACACCTGTTAGATTGTCAGGTGTGAGAAAATCTAGACTCTTATAGTCAGAAAGGTTTTCAGCAATATCAATTGTACCACCTTGGTACTCTTGAGAAATGTAGTATTGCTTTAGAAATTCTCCAAATAAAGGATTATCAGAATCAATCGCTTCTGGGATTTGACTCTGTACTACCTCGTGTATTTTTACTCTAGAAAGTGAAGTTCCGATCATTTATTATAAGAGCTACTACGATGATGATGAAGATATTTCACTTGTGCTAGTTATAACAGCACCACGGACTTTATTTCCGTTTGCATAACTTGATTGAGGAGCAAATCTTGTTCCTGAGATATTTGCACCCGAAGCAATAACATCTTGTCTCATAGTGAAGTCACTTTTAGGCAAACTTAGTTGCAAAAATAATTCTTTTCTTGCAAGAACATCGTTTGATGTTGGAGTTGCTTCAATTTCAATAATATTTTCAGGTAACAGTGTAGATGTTATATTTACAGTGTTTATCAAGACCTCACCCTTCTTATAATTGACAGTTCCAAACGATGAAGAAACTATTTCAACTTCTGTATCAGAAGTAATCTTGAATAAGAAGAGATTTCCAATATCCGACCCTTCTACAGTCTTATCAGCAAGATATACTGTTCCTTGTACGCCAAAAACACTAAATCCAGTACTTTTGATGTTGTAAGAGTCTAATTCACGATAAAATTCATTATCAAAGCATAATTCATACTGTGCAAAGGTGTTTATACGTGATTTTAGGTTTCTTCTAATTTTTACAGTCGTAATATTTGATGTAATTGAGGTATCAACTCCATCAATCAACGAAAGCATCTTAGAATACTTAAATCTACCGCCAAATTTGTTCAATTCTGCAGAAGAAGAGTACTCGGTAATCGCATTTACAACACTTGCTTTGAGATTTAGGGGATTTCCCGTAAAATTAGTGTTATAATAAATGTAACTATCCAATTCAACATATAAAAACTTCAAATCTATGAAAGATGGGACAATTCCAGCAACAGAATAACTCTTCAGCGAGTTCAAAAGTTGCTTTTTAGTGGAATCTGCTAAAAAATTACCATTTCTGGGTTTTGCAGCGATAAAAACACGCCCAAATTGAGGTGGATTTAGATCTTCACCACCAAAAGCACTCACAGATTCTATATTTGGGTATAATGAAGGTAAAATTGCCTCATAATCCGTTGCAGTTACCGCACGATTCTGTGAAGCATACCTTCTTGGAGCGTAATTTCTTATACTTTGAACATCTTCTATGCTATCACCATTCTCAGCAGGGATTCTACAATACAAATTCGCTCTATATGATGTAACGTCTGCTCCATTCTCATCTTTCACCAAACCTGAGAAGTTAAAATTATCTGCTCCATTACCATCAGCACCGTCTGTAACAATATATGATGCATTTATTACATTCCCAGATTCCAATTTTTTACCAAAGATACCATCTCCAAACAATATCTCATATTTTTCATCACTAGTCTCTTGAAGTAAGTAGATATTAGACTCTGAGGTAACTCCAACGATACTATCAACCAAGTTATATTCGGTTGAAGTAGTAGAACTTGCACTATCTTGAATACGAATTCGTAAAGTGGATGTATCAATATCATCATTTGGTAAAACATAACGCTGATTTGGTTGAGAAGTGTTTACAGACCATAGTTTTTCTAAGTATTGACCCTGAAATATTTCTATTACACCCGAAGATATTCCATAATCAGATACTGATACAATCTTTTCTGGTAATGAATATATGTAATTACTATTGTTTATACCTGCATTCGCTATTACACCAGGTTGAAGAGTAATAGATGCGTTTGTTGTTGATATACCTGTAATTTCATACTCTACTAATGCCCTTGCTGCTCTTTTAGATCTAGGTACATAACCAATATTTCTTGCTAACGAAACTATATTTTCTCTTAGAGTCGCAGAATCTATAAAAGATTCATTTGCAACCATATTTGTATTATATGCTGTAATATAAGAATTATATGCTAACGTATTGATAAGTACTGAAAGATTTGACCCTTCAAAGTCAAAATCAGAAAAATTAGAATTTTCTCGTAAATAATCCTTAATCGAGGTTTTTATGTCCTCAAAATTCAGATTTGTGAATTGAGTTAGAGCCATTATAGTCTAGTCGGTTCTAAGATGAAATTGATGGCTTGTGTAGGCAAGGACAAACCAACGATATTATAATGAATCTCAATATTTAGAGTGTTTAGATCTGCTATGGATTCTACTCTCACATCTTTCAGATCTACTCTGGGTTCATAATTGGTTATTACAGTTTCAATTTCTGTTTGAATTGGTTCAACTAAATCATCAGTTGCCAACTCAAACAAGGATCCAGTAATTCTAGTGCCAATAGTATCATTGAAAAACACTTCTCCTACTCTTGTTCTTACTAAATTCTGTACTGCACGCTTGATTGCATCAGTGTTGTTTAGTAGAACAAGATCATTTGTTATTGGATGACGTTTGAAGGATAATGAAATATCCTTGAAACCCCTTGATAACGGTTTGAGAGGCACTTTTTATATAATACTCGTGTATTTAGTGCTATTTAGATAACTTTGAGAAGGTAATCGGCAATCTTACTATGTTCTTCTTTATTTGGATGTCCACCTCTATGTTTATATCCTCCCAAATGCATGTAATTTTTGATCTACACAAAGAACTCCAATGTCCTTTATGTAACTCAATATCGCAGTCAGCGAAAAGAATTATATGCTTTAGATTATTGAGATAACAAAACTGCTCAAAGATAAAAACATTTTTGAAAAGGTTTTCCATTTGATGCTGCTCATTATTTACCTCACCATAATAACTCCTCATCTGTCTACGATAAGAGACTATCTTCATCTGTCTCTGCAATGAAAACTTCTGAGGACCATCCTTTGTAAAGTATTCAATACGACTAGGAACAGTTAACTGTAATATTATAGGTTGAATTGGTTGTGAAGATACTACCCTTCTTACAATGGCATCATTACTAATACCACAGAGTGATATGTTATTCTCAGGGACATCTAGTGTATCTGACACAATCTTACTAAATCTATCTTCTTCCCTGTTTTCAAGTTCATCACCCCATGTGATGCTACATCCACTAAAAATCATAATACGGGATACTCCTCGTTTCTCACAAATTCAGTTTTCATAGTCTCAAAGTCTTCCATCAACCTCATCACTTGTTTCCTATCAAGACCAGCAAGGTTTTGACAGTTTTCTAAGCACCGATAGATACATTCCCTATCACTTATAGGTGGAGAAATCTCCCACCCTTGGTCATCGTAATACTTCTTACCTTTAGTAACAGATGCCTCTACGTGTCCAAGGTCTTGTGCCTCGGAAGGGTTCTTGTAATTATGTGTCTTACTCATTTTGACTCCAATCTTTATATTCTGGTTCTTCTTCACCAACATAATATTTAAAGTTTTCTGTATCAAAATACGATGGTGGTAATGGTTCCACATTATCGTATGGACCTGCTAATCTCCTCTTATGCTCTCTTTCATCCAATACTTCATTAATGAGGATCTTCAGTTCTCTGGCATAAGTCTCAGTAAACAACCTATTAGGTTTAACAACCCAAGGTTTATGTGGTTGCATCCTTACTGGGCCTTTGTAGTTAGGATCAACAGGGCCACTCATGCCCTGTGTGTCTATCTTACTCATGATGTAAGTTCGGTAATTTTGTCTTTCCAGTACTGACGGTCTTCATCAGTTATCCAAGGATTATGTTTCTGGACATGGGCATGTTGTAACCACTGCTCATTAGTCCAATCTTTTCTTGGTCCTAGATGATCTTTAAGTGTCATACTACTAATTATACACAAAAAAAAGGAGCAGTGCACTGCTCCCTTAATCATCTATACCTAGGTATTTGACTTCTACATCGTCAGGGTGTGGTGTTCCACATTCATAGAATTGTGCCGCTAGATCTTGCGTCACATCGAGCATTTCCTCTTCATTGATGTTGGAATGGGTTTTCTCACCCTGCAAGTATATATCGTATTTTTCCATTGTAAGTTGTATTGTCTGGACTACACAACATTACTTATATAACTCGCATCTTCTCGTGTCCTACACGGATAGTTGGATCACACCAAATCTCGAACCCTGCTTTGATAGCATCAAGACAGAAAGAAACGTCTTCACCACACATATCCTGAACTTTTCCTGATTCAAATACCTGCATTTGAGGAGCAAACCAAGGGTACTTCATATCAGGATGTTCAAACACACCTTTTTTGATCATAACCCATCCAAATCCAGTGTAGTCAACGGTAAATGGTTTACGACGTTTTGTAATACCATCAACCATCTCATGATTCATAACTCCACCATTCTCTGCGAAGTCATCCTCTTCTAACCAGTGAGCAACAGATGTAGTACGTCCATCTTCAGTTACATACCATCCAGCAGCAATCTCCTTGTCCATCCATACAAGTTTGTAGAATGCTTCTAGGTTGAATACAATATCACTATCAATCCATAACTGATAATCATATTCTAGTTTACCATCCCAAGGAAGTTGATCTGCTCCTCGTAAGACATTTGCACCTAAGCACTTACAACGTGCAAAGTTGACCATTGAGGAATAGTCTTGGGAGATCTGGATGGTTGCTCCCTGCTGTACCAACTCAAAACAGAGTGATACGAAATTCTTTAGGTAAGTATAAGATACTTGTCTGCCAGGTAAGCAAAATACAATTGCTTTACCTTTGATCAATTTTCTTGCTTCTTCTACAGAAAATTCTGTTGTGTCTCCACCACCACTAGTAGGTGGAGGGGTGGTCACCACCTTGAATCCTTTTGCCATTACGGAAATACTTTTTCAATTCATTATATGCGATTATTTAGAACACGTCAACTGAGTACATTTTAGAAAAGTCTAGGGCATCATCCCAGTTGTTTACCATTGGTTTTCCCTTGATATTCAAAGAAGTATTCAATAGTACAGGACAACCAGTTTCTTCATACCATGCCTCTAGAATCGGTCTCAGGATGCTTTCAGAGTCTTTCGGGACTGTTTGTACCCTTGCCGACTTATCATAATGTATACAGGCAGGTATATCGTCTGGACGAGTACATTGATAAGTATAAGACATATACCGAGAATGGTCAG